GCCTTTGAATGCAGCACTTCCGCCCATAGTTAATGCAGACATAATGCCCTGAAATATTGCCGCTTTTGCTGCTGCCATTGCAATATCAACCGCTAACCTTTTGAACATATCGCCCAATGCAGTACCAATGCTTTGGCCGTTTATCATAGCATTGAACATTCCAGTCATTGATTGCGTTAAGTAGTTTGCAGTATCTGCTGCGAATGCTTCATCTTTCTTTAACTTTAACATACTCAAAGCCATTGATTGTTCTCCAAGTGCTTTTGTTAATGTGTTGTTAGCAGTAGTGGTTAACTGAATATTTGTTATGTCTCTTTGTTGGGGAAGGTTAATGCCTGCACTATCTACCGTTCCAGTTTCTAACCTACCCATATTTGCTTTTAACCTATTAAGGGCAGTTTGTTCTACTATTAAATTGTTATAGTATTCAAGTTCTTTTTGTGCTTTTACATAAGCATCTATTTCTGCTTGAGTAACCTGTGTTGACTGCTCTTTCTTTGTTTTATTTTCATCAAGTTTTACGGTATTAACATCATACTCAATACCCAACTTTTCCATTTCTGCTTTTAGAGTAGCAATCCTTTCCTTATTAGTGTTTAATGATTTGTTAAGTTCATTTGAAATTAATACATATTGCTGCGCTTGAGATACTTGCGCTTGACTAAATTGGGCTCCTGATATGTTTCCTAAACTTAATGTCTTTGTACCTTTTACTGCTGCTCTTTGTGTTTCAGCATTTGCTAATGCTTTTGTATTTTCTTCTTCTAATTTTAATACTTCTAATTGTTTTGCTTCAATTAGTGCAGATGCGGCTCTCGCTTTTGCTGCTTTTATTATTGCGGTTGATAAACTTTCGTATGCTTTACCTGCTTTACCTGCTAATATTTCTTCATCTGAAAAATCTTTGAGGTACGCTCCATACTCATTTCTCAAATTCTTTACTGCATCAATTCGAGCATTTAATGGTGCATTTGCATTTGTTGCAGTTCTAAATAATAAATCAAGTTGTGTTTTTTCCTTTGCTAACCCTGCGATATAATCCTCATTAATTTTATTGGCTTCTTCTGTTGCTTTTTTTGATTCTCCTAAACCCCTTGTCCAGTTATCGAATCCTAATGAAGCAAACTGCAATCCAGCAACAAGTGCTGAAACGGCTAACCCAGCTGCACCGGCAGCAGGCAAGATATTCGTTAAGTTGTTGGCAATCGCATTAAAGCCATAAGGCATATCTTGTATAACACGGGAAAGACCTGTAAAGTCCTTACCCATTTTCTGCGTAGCACCCCCTGCACCCTTCGATGCTTTCTCAACCCCGTCAAGAGATAGTATAGTTTCCTTAATCGCTGCAATGGCTTTCTTATTGTCAGCACTAATTAATATTTCGAGTTTTTCCGGTGCCATTGCTTTATTTTAATGCTTCTGATAATTTCTTCATATTTTCGATGAACTGCTCCTGCGTTAATCTCTCCCCTCTATCCGGCTGCTCATCTGTTGACAAAGGTAAGAAATCTGTTATGCTTTTGCGCCCCTTCGTGTCGGTGTTGGTGCAGTACATAACATAAGCTATCAACCTTGCCCTTTGCCATTCCGCCAACTGCTTTGCTTCATACGCTTTCCTGTAAAGCAAAAAATCTCGCCACCGAATAGACCAAAACTGCTCAATAGTCAGGCCGGATTCAATGGCGAGAATTATAACCTCATCCCAGGTCTTATCCCTGTGGTTTAACTTTTTTTTTCTTCGTCAGGTACGTTTTTATCAGCAGGCACATCGGGTACCATTGCTTTCATTGTGTACTGAATGAATTCAAGTACCTGCGATCCTGTGAACTGCAATCCACCGCCTTCATCAATCAACTGCGATGCTTCCCTTTCACTTATCACCTTGCCGGCTCCCTCACTTGCCGCCTGAATCATTGTGATAACGTGCTTAAAGGTTAGGGATTGCCCATCGTACATCTCCAACATCTTACCTATAGGCAAGTTGCCATTCATTTCACAGAACCGATGCATCGCCCAGTTATTCCAAAGTAAACTAACGCTGCCCGTTGATGTTTTTAACTCAAATGCTACGGGCATAAATTAGTAGGTCTTGGTTTGGGTAAGTGGAGCATTCTGTACCTGGAACTCCGCATCGAATTTCAGCAGGTCTTTGTCAGTTGCATCCAATGAAAGCGAAGTAACAAAGATGTTACCGCTATACACGATGTCGCCGGATACAGGGGAAGCAGGGCCAAAACGGGCAGGAATAGAATCACGGTTAACGAGCATGGAATACAAACGGTCATAGCTTTCACGGCTACCGCTACCTGTTTGGTCAATGGCATTTCCACTACAACTGATTGTCTGACTTACGGAATTACCGGGAAGTTGCTCATCTCCACACTTACTATCGGCATCAATGGCATCACGGGTGATCTCCATTGAGTTTGATGTAAGGCAGGCAACGGTCTGAAAACTACCGTTTCTGTCGAAATCCAGTTGAAGGATGATGTCCCTCGCATTTACAAAAGTGTAACTCATATTTATTGTGTTTGTGAAATTATAAATTCATACCGCAAAATTACACGAAAAGTGTTATCAAATGGATCCAAGTCCTCCAAGTTAGTTACCGATGCCAATACCACATTCTTACAATCCCATCCTACAGGTAACACAACCACCGTATCACTATTTATCGCACCCATTACCGCTTCCGCTATTTGCTCCGCCCTCTTGAAGCCAAAGTTACTACTTTTCGTTGTTATATCTATGTTGACGGAAACCATGTTGATATACCCTTCCTTCCCTTCCTCCTGCCCGGATGTTCTACCTGTTATGGTAATGTATTCAGCCGGCTCATTTGCAGGCACCATTGCATCGTAAACATCAATGTAGGTATAGGCAGCCAGTTGAGTAACTAACCATTGTTTAATCGGTATGGCAGGGTTTTTCATTATCATTTGCGCAACAAGTTTTGAATCCGCTTAATCAGTTTCGGTCTTTCGTCAAGATAGGCAGGGATAAGGAATGGTTGTGGCTTGATGCCGTTTTTAAGTATAAAGTAGGCCATTCTTTCAGCTACCCTCAAATCTTCCGACAATCTTTGATCTCTATTACCTACCCTTCTTCTTGATTTTACTTTGTAAGTTCCTGCTAATTTTTTACGCTTTACATACATTAAAAGAGCAAGTATCAAATCCCCGTAATCACCTTTACCCTTCCCTCTGAATTGTGCAGCATAAGCAGCGAACCCATTATGTATCGGATGGGTCATTGCTTTTTTCTTTGTGCCAAACTCTACATAAGCAGCATACCCAATATCTGCATAAACAGATTTCATCAACGGCTCACCTATGTTGTGCTTTATGCTTTGCCGTAATTTACCAAAGTTTCCAGGTGCGAGCCGAATTGCATTGCGTTCAATACTCAATGCTGATTGCGACATCAAGTTATTAAGACCTGGACCCATACGTTCAGCAGCAATGTCAAACATCTTTCTAACCGCCTTGCCCCCCACTAAATTCATGCTGAATTCGGCCATTACTTAAAGATTTGTATTTCCAAATATTCATCCTTATTCTCCACATTCGTTATAGAATGGATGGTGTATTGCTCACCGCTTATCTCTAATCTGTAGGTTTGATCGATTGTAAGGGGGTAGCGCACGAATACAGTAGCGGATGCCGTGTAACTTACCTGCGCTGCAATTAAAGAACGGCTATCACCAAGCGGAATAAACATACCCCAAATTGTGGCAGTATTCGCATAGGTAACCGTATATCCCCCCTCACCATCGCTCACCTGTGTAGGTTGAAGTATGCCTATCGGCTCATGCAGTAGTTCTGCTGATAAGTAGTTCGGCCTTGTTCCCTTTAACCTCATATTATTGGCGATTGACGGGTGAATTGCTGACACGCTCTCCATGCTTGCTCACAAATACCAGTACCCTCATTTTCGGCTCCCCTATTTTCGTACATATAATTTAATTGGTCAAGTATGGCATCTTTTAAGGCAGCAGGAACATGGGTATAACCTACAGTATATTCGGCCCTCATGTTTTCAATCTGTGGGAAAGTAATACGGGGATAATTACCGCCAATGATTCGTTTGTCGGTTAAGATTGTACCGGTATAATCATCGTATAATGTAATGTCGGAAGTAATCGGGCCGTATGGCAATTGATAGGCACCGCCCTTATTGCTGAACCATACCTTTACCACCTTTGTTATAATGCTGATACCTGCGGCATCTTCGATTATCTTCCGAGCAGAACTAATCATACGGGCAATCATAGCATCTTCAATAGCATGGCTCACTCTGATTTTTAGTTTCGCCTCCGCAAGCGTTACCGGCTCCGCATAGCTTACCTCCGTTATTTGCGAATCTATTGTATAAGAGTAGTTACCCATTGTTCAAAGTTTAATAATTTATCATGCGGCCTTAACTCCTCTGCCCTGTCAAATGCCGCCCTACTGCAAAGTTCGTAATTATTCATCACATTTTTAATAGCGTTCACCCATTGATGAGGTCGGTCAGGACTGCAATAGATACCGGCATCCCCACAATTCTCCCGTAATGCAGGTAAATCACTTACAATGCAAGGAATCCCCGATGCCATTGCTTCCGTTGCCGTTCTCCCCCAACTCTCATATTGCGAAGGCATCAAAAGTATCTTTGTTCGCTTGTATGCATTCCTAATATCTGGTTGATTAGCCAAAAAGGTTACATTTTGTAACCCTTTGTATATCTGTTCACCATAGCCGCCCTGCACGGCAAGGAACTTGTATTCCGGCATCATTTGTGCCACCTCATAAAATAGTTCGGCTCCCTTATTTCGATTGAGATTGATTAGCGTTATTTCTTCCCCACGTTCAACCCTATAATGGTCAATATTCACAGGCGGTTGAAGTATGAATGAATTGTTGGGATATTTTCCGTGTTCACTCCCCCAATAGGAATTGTAAACCACGTTTATATGCTGATTCCGTCTGACGGATATGTAATTGAAAGTATTGTGAGCAAACCATACGGCCGGCTTCTTTGTTTTCTTGCAGTCTTCAGCTACATCTGCTGCAAAGTCTAACTGTGTGAAAATTACATCCGCCCAATCATGGTGAAAGTACCAATCATGGCTGCGATTAAAAACGGGTATTCCTTCAAATTCGTAATACTCATTGTTCATTGCGGAGGTCATAACCTTTACGAGATGGCCACGCTCCATTAACCACTTGTTGATTTCGTGTGCGTTCCATTCCGACCCTGACTTCGCCTTTGGGAGATATTGCTGCACGTGCCACAATACACGCATTTTTGGCTGGTTTTCGTTCACGCTTTTTCATAATAATAAAGGGGGAGAGTTACCCCTCCCCCCTCATTGATGTTAGATAGTAGCGAAGATAGCGGAGTTAGGAAGCATCAAGTTGATGGCTTCATAACACTCAATCCGGGCAGTAACCATGTTGGTAACGAAGTTGTTTTGATCTTCGTAACTCAACTCAATGTTTACACCGTTCACCTCTACTCTTTCCAGGTAGTTGCTATCAATTAAGAAAGCACGGTCATTAGGCACCCAGTTACAACCTACGATAGGCACACCGGCAATGTTCAACACACCGTTTTGACCTACTGTCAACCCACCGGCACCCATGTAGTAACCATTGGTGAATGATTCGTTCAGCAAAATAGACCATTGCGCGTTAGAAACAAACACAACAGATGCAGCAAAATCACCTGTACGCAGGTTACCAATCAACTGGATAATCTTACCCAAATCAGCAGAAGCAGAAGTAGTGGTAGAACCAGTAGCGGCACCGGATACGGTAGAGAAGAAAGCAGCGTTTTCTGACTTGAAGAAATCACGAGTTAGCAAACGGGGTAAGGTTTGGCTCATGAATGGCAGAGATGCTAACATCTGACGGCTGAATTTGCTGAAACCTGCGATGAACTGATTAACAGTTTTAACCTCGGTCAGAGAGTAATCGTTCTCACGCTTCAAAGATCCTTCGAGTTGTGCAGCGATGTTGTTGGCATTACCGGCTGCCTCACGGTATGTAACATACAAACCGGTAGGGCTTTGAGTGGTAGGTACGAAATCACGGAAGTTAACCAACTGCCCGGGTTGGATTGCTTGGCGGCTATTGTAAGTAGCAACGCTATCACCAGACAGGTTAGAAGCCAAAGTGATTGTTTTTACTTCAGGCAGTTCGAGGTGAAGGCGGCCATTCTTTCTCATTTCAGCTTCGATGTTCACTCCTTCGAGTTTCTCGGCAAGTGCTTCGCTGAATGATTTGCCTTCGGGTTGACCTTTCTTTACTTTAGTGGTCAGGGCATCGAATTGAGATTGCATAGCATCTTTGAACTCTTTAAGTTCAGCAGCGGTGGCAACTGATTCGAGTTTGCTTTGAAGTCCGGCTACAACGGATTTAGCTTCAGCAGCATCGGTTTTTGCATTGGCAGAGTTTGCCAATACTTGCGTGAGGTTGTCTCCTATGGATTTTACCTCCGCAGCGATTTGTTCTTGTGTCATTTTACAAGTTTTAATCTGTGATTTAATTGTTTGAGTGCATCCAATACAACAGTTGATTCCGGCTCGACTGCTTTCGCTGCGGGTTGAGTGGTGATTTCGTTTATTGCAGTTTGGATTTGCTTTATTTCAATCTCCAATAAGGAGAAAGTTTCATCTGTGAATGTGCCGTGCTTGAACGCTTTGATTAGTTTCTCCAATCTTCCGTTTAGCGTTTCCTTCACTATTTCCGGCTCCATTCCTTTGTAGATGGATATGGTCGGAGTTTCGGGGTTTGCTGCCCATAATACGGCACTACCTTCGTAGAGCATAAGTTCTGTAATGGTGCGAATACCGGTACTATTATCCATTTCGGATTTGATAGTACTAAAACCGATTGAGTGCTGATTGATTAAACCTGCTTCGTAAAGTTTCAGCATATCTTCGCCCATTTCCGTTTCAATAACTTCTGTTACGGCTATGAGCGCATCGCCTTCAACGTATAACTCTTTCGGCTTACCCAAAGCATACTTCATCGAAGTTTTATGGTCAACCAATGACCATATAAGGTTCTTGCCTTGCGGCCCTCTTTCATTGATTGTCTTTGTAAATGCAGCAGGACTAATAATGTCATTGTCAAGGTCAACATTGCTCATTCTTGCCCACACGGCTTTCACCTTACGGCTTTCTTTGTCAACATCTTCGACCCCATTCATTATATCCTTAACGCTATATTGCTTCATTTATCAACATTTGTAATTGCAAAAATAAGCTATTATTCCACATACTCCACAGGGTGCCGGCCGGCCCTCTTAAGTTGCCTTGTATAGATACTGGCATATCGTTTTCATCTCTCACTACTTCAAATCCAACGGTACATCTGCAATTACACACATTCCCTGCACTTGCCCGACTATCACCGGGGTATTCCATCTGTTCTACACTACCCATTCCGGGAACGGTGAACGGTTCATCAACTGCCACACGCTTTCCATCCATGTGCAAATGGTCGAACTTATCACGGGGGATTCTTCGTGTACGGTCATCGGTTATTGCAATCCATTCCTTTTCTGTTTGTAGACCTGTTGATACGGCACCTAACAACGCTCCCTGATTTGCGGCCCTTGTTGTTTCAGTACGGGCAATGAGTTCTGCCCGGTACGCATTGATACCTGACTTTTCCAACTCCGACATCATTTGTGTAATGCTCCACCCCTCCTGCATACCTTTAATCAATACTTTACGGATAGTTTCCTTTGTAGTTGATGTGATGCCATCGGTCAGCATAGTCAATCCCTGATCTAAAAACATCTTAATAACTATCGCCCATCTTTGTTGCGGTGTCAAGTTATCCTTAATACCTGCCTTTCGCCTAATCTTATCATAGTTGTATTTAGCCATTGTCATTCCTGCACCCTGATGCAGTTGGCTGATAATACGTTTCAGTCCGCTTTGATCGGGTTGCTCACCATTGAGTATGGCTCTGCATTGCTTATCTAACTCACGTTTAATAAGCACCCTGTACTTTTTCCGGTATTTATTGTAAAGTTGGCGGTACATCTGGCAGATTAGTAAAATCATCCATTGGCATTAATCCCTGTGGAATATACAACTTTTGATAATCTTCAAGCGGCACATTGGGGTCGGGTGCTATACCCATTACTTTTAGTTTCTGTTCCGGTGTCAACCACCATGAAGTATTCAGCCATTGCGCCTGTGCTTCCCTGTTCGCTTCAAGTTCTTGATAAACGGTCAAATCGAAGTCCACAAATATATCAGTATTCTTATACCCCCAATCGGTCTTCATCTTCCGGTTAAGGTTATCACGAATAGCTATCAGTTCGGGAAGTACTGCCCGTAAAGTCAGCG